TATTTCGCTGTGCAATACACCTAAATGATTGGGAACCCGGCCAGTGGTGGCAAAGTGGTAACTATACCCATACCAAATGGAGAGCTGGCGATATCTTTACTTTTGACTGGATGAATCTTCCACACGGTACTGCCAATGCCAGTTTACTCCCAAGAGCTACTTTGTTGATTACTGGTAATGCTACAGAACAAACACACAAATTTTTAGCAGAGTTGAAAAAAGTCAACGAATATCAGATTTAACAGTATGAAGAAACTACTAGTATTAACTGGGCCGCAGGGCTCTGGCAATCACATGTGGTCAAAGATATTTGCGTTATATCCTAAAGCATTTGGTTGGCGAGCTCTGTTGGACGAGTATTGGATCGGGCATGACCAAGAACCGTTTGCTGAATACTGGGCTGACCCTGACAAGTTAAAAGACTTTGATTGGTCCAGGTACGATTACTTTGTAACCAGCATTAGCGTCCCGTATATGAATAATGGTGAAGCTACTATACCCAAATTTAAAGAGTTTATTCGTGCAGTAGAAGATTTAGGTATAAAGATTGAGTTTGCTATAATAGGACGCGATCAGAATATAGTTAAAATGCAAGAAACTCGTGTGCGAGGAGAGCCCACGGTAGATACCGCCGTTGCAGAACTTAAAAAACTATCTGGCCGCATGCCGCATTTTTTAAGTTATGAGTTGTTACAATTATATCGTCGTGCCTATCTAATACAATTAAATAATATACTTAAATTCCCAGTTGCTCATAACGATTCCAGGATTGACGAAATACTCAAGGAAGACGCAAATACCAAATATTTTCAACCTGTAGAACATTACTGGGTTGATGATTTAGCACAACACACTTCAAGGAAATGGCAATGACACAACGAATTTTAATTATGGGCCTTCCTGGCTCAGGTAAGACAACCTTAGCAGGTGCTCTTAAACGGTATCTAGAACTACACGGCGAGATAAGCTATAGCCGTGCATTAGCAGAACCAATGGATAGTAGTGTAATGGTTAACTGGTTTAATGCCGACGACATTCGTCGAAAATATAATGACTGGGACTTTAGCAATGACGGACGTATTCGTCAAAGTATCCGTATGTTTCAATTCAGTATGGAAGCAGGCGGCGACTATGTGATTTGCGACTTTGTTGCTCCCCTGGTCGAAATGCGTAACAACTTTAAAGCTGACTGGACTATTTGGGTCGATACAATTAAAGAAGGCCGTTATGCTGACACTAATGCAGCTTTTGTTGAACCTGAGCAGTATGACTTCCGCATCACCGAACAGGACTGTGAAAAGTGGGCAGAGTTTATCGGTGAGCATATCATTAGTAATCGCCGTCGGCCCGTCTTTGATTGGCAAAAAGAAACAGTACAAATGCTAGGTCGCTGGCAACCCTGGCACGATGGACATCGTGCATTGTTTGAACGTGCTATTGCCAAAACAGGACAAGTGGTTATTCAAATACGTGATTGTCAGGGATGGCAAGGTAGTAATCCTTTTGAGATTGAAAAAGTCAAAGCATTTATTAAGCGTGATTTAGATCCTGTATATCAAGGGCAATACGAAATTCAAGTAGTACCTAACATTGTAAATATTACCTATGGTCGAGATGTAGGGTATAAAATTGAACAGGAGTCGTTTGATGAGTCAGTAACATCAATAAGTGCTACTATAATTCGTAAAGAGTTAGGTCTTGACTGATCTTAGTGTTCGCAGTTTAGCCAAGGCCGTGTCCTGGCGTATAACTGGCACCATTGATACTTTTCTCATCAGTTGGCTTATTACTGGACATGTATTAATAGCCAGCGGAATTGCATTTACAGAAATAATGACCAAAATATTACTATTTTGGGCCCACGAACGGGTATGGAATAGAATAGGGTGGGGGAAAAGCTAAATATTGGTATCGACGGAGCAAGATACTATGGAAATTAGACAAGATCAACTCGCACAAATACTACCTGGCAATCCCTATGTTGAGCAGTGGTGTGAAGCATTAAACAAAATACTACCAGATTATGATATTAACACTCCACAGCGTGTGGCTGCATTTTTAGGTGAAACCTATGTGGAAAGTGCTGGTTATACAGCCCTACACGAAAACTTGAACTACACGGCACAGAGTCTTTGCCGTGTATGGCCCAGCCATTTTACCGCAGATATTGCTGACCAATACGCACACAATCCCGAACGCATTGCCAATCGTGCCTATGCTGGCCGTATGGGCAACGGTGACGAAGCGTCAGGTGATGGATGGAATTATTGCGGTCGCGGACTTATTCAGATTACTGGCCGCAACAACTATCAGGCCTTTGCAGATAGCCTACAGATGAACATTGCGGATGTTCCTGCCTTCCTACAAACATTTGAAGGTGCTATACAATCAGCGACCGCATTTTGGGAAACCAATAATCTTAATCAGTTTGCAGATAGTTGGAACATTCAAAAGCTAAGTATTAAGATCAATGGCGGAGAGTTGGGCTTACCAGAGCGTATTGCTCAATGTAACCATGCACTTCAAGTATTAAACACGTAATTATGACAAAAGCATTTTTGTATCGTTGGACTCAAAAATCTACAGGAATGTGGTATGAAGGTTCGCGGACCGCCAAAGGTTGTCATCCGGATGATGGATACATTTGTTCTAGTAAAACTGTAGAACCTATGATTGTAGAAAATCAAGAAGACTGGACAAGAGAGATATTAGTTATTGGCGAATCAAAATACATTCGCAAACTCGAAGAGGTAAGACTTACATCCATTGACGCAAAAAATGATCCAATGAGTTACAACAAAGATAATGCTAACGGTAAATTTACTACTACAGGTATGCCATCATGGAGTAAAGGACTCACAAAAGAAACAGATAGACGTCTTGAAAATTTATCGAAAAGTACTAAAGGTAAACCTAGTGTGCTCAAAGGCAAGAAATGGGGCAAATATCCAGCCGAACGAGTACAAGCGGCTGCTAGCGCATTAAAAGGATTAGAACCTTGGAATAAAGGACTTACTAAAAACGATCATAACGGTCTTGCTAAACTTGCCAAAATACAAAATACACTTGTTGCAGAAGGTAAACATAACTTCTCAAAACTAAAAGGTATTCCTAAAACCGAAGAACAAAATCAAAAACAGCGTAAGCCTAAACACGCAGGACACGGCACCAAAGTATCTGTTGCACGTAAAGGTAAAATATTTTTGCCAAGAGTATCTCGCATACAGGATCGTAAAGAAATGGATATCGGTAACTTCAGTAAATGGCTTAAGCGACAAGGGAATGCATAATGTTAGATATTATCATAAAATACGCAGTTGGTGGTTTTCCAATTTGGATGTGGCCTGCCTGTGCCGGCGGCAGTGCTGTGATATATTTTTTATTTCATGTTCTTAGTTCGTTACCACAAATTCGTCCATATGCTTTTTTAATCAAACCAGTCAGTGCTATTGTGTTTATGATTAGTATTTTTATGTATGGTGGTGCTGGAGTAGATGCCATCTATAAAGCGGCATTTAAAGAACAACAACAGCAACTTGAGCTGGCCCAACAGGCCAGCACCGATGCTACAAAACAGTTAACAGATGCTTTGGCCGCCAATGAACATTTAGTCAAAGGCCGTAATTATGGAGTTAGTCAAATTATTATAAAAGACACAACCAAGATCAACGCAGATTGTAATCGAATCAACAACGATGCCTGGGAAGATTATAATCGTGCGGTAAAAAATACAGGTAGCAAACAATTGCCTGCTGCAGGAGCCAAACAATGAAACAATTAATTGTTATTTTTGTATTTTTATTGACCGCTTGCGCCAACAATAAACCACCTGCTATTCCCAACTGGCCAACTGTGCCTGCTGATCTGCAACAGCCTGCTGCGGATCTAACACCCCTGGGCGCCAACCAGCATAATTTGTCCGATTTGATCAGCAATTCAAACGACAATTACACTCAATACTATATTTTAAAAGAAAAGTATGAAGGCTGGCAAAATTGGTATAATGGTCAACAAAAGATATGGCAAGGTCTTAAATGAAAAAGTTATTGTCGGCGGTATTTGTTCTTGCCCTCAACGGATGTGTTGCGTATGATGCTTACATGCTAACATCATTTGACTCAAATGAATACCAACTAATGGCACAGATCCGTATTGATGCCAGGCATTTTGCCACCGCTTGTGCCAACCCTGTCATGAGCGAACCTAATGCTGTTGCTATGGCCAATGAAACAGAGCTGTTTGTGGCCTACAGCGAATACTTGCCACACAATAGCGATGCTGTCAACGCCGCTCGAGCATTGAATGAAATAGCACAAGGACTCAAAGATAGATACAACTCGGGCGGTGCTGTTAGCCCGTTATTCTGCAGGTTGAAGTTCAACGGAATAGAACACAGCGCAGATTTAATACAACAAACCTTAGGAAATAGACCAAGATGACCATAGATGAAATTAACCAGCAGTTGGCCGCATTGGCCAACTGCGGAGACCCACAATTTGCTCGGGCTGCACAGTATGTGGCACAGGCTACTGCTGCTGCTCAAGCAGGACAAATGAGCCCGCAAGAATTAACAGAAACTCTGCAGGACATGCAACGGCAGATGGAAATCATACAGGACATGGGTCAACTACAATTGAAAGAAACCCTGAATACTGTAATCAATGGCCTGATCTTGATTGCCGCTGCGGCAACATGAATTTGTAATATAACAACACATAAATAGACGCACTATGACAAATAAAGTATTATTCATCCTTAAACGCAGAGAAGATTACAACGCAGTGGAGCACAGTCCACAGGGACTTAGCACGGGCCTGTATAACTCGGCCAGCTTCATGAAAAACATGTTGGTCAACACCGGGATTGACGCTGAACTTGAAGTTGCCATTGACAATAATGATATCGATCGACTGGTCACATTACACAAACCAACTCATGTGATCATTGAAGCATTATGGGTGGTGCCCAGCAAATTTGCGGTATTGATTCCACTACACCCCACAGTCAGATGGATTGTTCGTCTACACAGTGAAATGCCTTTTATGGCCGGCGAAGGCATGGCCATGGATTGGCTTGGAGAATACATTAAATTTCCTGAAATCAGTATTGGGGTAAATGCTCCTAGAATGCTGGATGAAATTCGAACATATCTAGCCACTACAACAGATCATACGGAAGAAGAAACAGAAAGTCGCGTGTTTTATTTGCCCAACTACTATCCACAACAGTATAACAGCAAAGATCTAGACAAACACAATCGTTATCGTGGCTACAAGTATTGGATTGATGTGGCCTGCTTTGGAGCGGTTCGTCCACTTAAAAACCACATGGTGCAGGCCGTAGCAGCCATCAAGTATGCTAACCAACACGGTAAACAGCTACGCTTCCACATCAATGCTGGCCGCATTGAAATGAAGGGCGATCCTGTGCTAAACAACCTGCGCGGCATGTTTGAGCATCTAAGTGAGCATGGGCATCAACTAATAGCACACCAATGGGCAGTTAGAGAAGAATTCCTAGAATTGTGTGCCGACATGGACATAGGACTACAAACAAATTTTAGCGAAACATTTAACATTGTTTCGGCTGACTTGATTAGCCAAGGTGTTCCTATTGTTACCAGTAGAGAAATACCCTGGAGCAACCGTATATTCAACGCTCGTCCTACAGAAAGCGACGAAATATATCATGCCATGACTAGAGCCTTGGTTTTTCCCAAGTCCAATGTGTGGTTGCATCAACACAATTTAACCCGTTATACCAATCGAACAGAAAAAATTTGGGTCAAATATTTTAAGGAGCCACAAAAATGAGTAAACATCACCACAAAGTAAAAACACACCACTGGAGACAAGGTATTTTACACACAGCCGAGCAGGTATTTGAATCATTAGAAGAAGCCATGCAATATGCATTACACGCTGGCGGACACTCGGTTAAAGTTTATAACGAAAACGATCAATTGATACATCAGACCTCCGGTCAATCCAGCGACACCTATGCTTAGTTTATTGTAGTAAATATAATAATAATAATAAAACGGAGCAGATATGTCGTCACAGAGCGAGTACAATCACTCTACAGAGAGTGAGAAGAAAAAAGAAGACTGGATGAACAGCAAATGGCGTCCAATGATGGGTTGGATGTATATGTGTATCTGTATGTTTGATTTTATGATTGCTCCGATTCTTTGGTCCACAATACAAGCACTATTTCACGGTGGTATTACAACACAATGGCAACCATTAACACTACAAGGCGCAGGATTATTCCATGTAGCCATGGGTGCTGTCATTGGTATTAGCGCATACGGTCGCACACAAGAAAAACTCAATGGTGCTAATAATGGTGGTTTACAAGGCATGACAGGTGCTAACGGTCAACCAATGGGCACTACATATCAGCCACCGGGCGGTATGGGAATGAATAACAACATGCAAGGTGGTATGAATTCTGGTGGCTATCAACCACCGATGAGCAACGGCATGAGCGGCGGATTTGGAGGAAGTAATAATGGCGGATTTAACAGTGGGTCGCAGTCAATGGGCAGTGGGTCAACATTTGGCGCATCTTCAACAGGAGGATTTGGAAGTCCAGCACCAGCATTTGGTAGCACACCGGCTCCAGCATTTGGCTCATCCCCTGCGCCAGCATTTGGATCCACGCCAGCACCAGCATTTGGCACTCCACCTACCTTTAACACAACACCACCGGTGACAGCCAGTGGTAAACCATCTGGGCCTGCTCAGTCATTCCCAGCACTATAAGGACAGTAAAATGATAAAATTATTAGTAACATTAAACATAGCCGTTTGGTTATTTGTTGGAGCTGAAGTAGCACACGCTATTGAAACAAAGCAGGTGTGCCACGATGTTGTGGTTAAGGGCAAAACAGTTAACCAATGTAAGACTGTTAAAATACACAAAAAGGTAGAAGGTACTCCTGTACCAGATGCACCTGCCAAAAAATCCAAGAAGTAATTGTTGGCGCCCCGAGCAAACAGTATAATTAATATGCTGTTTGCTTTTTCTTCGATATGACAAACCACTACCAAACTCTTGGCGTTGACCAAAACGCCACTCCTGACCAAATTAAACGAGCTTATCGTCGGCTGGCCAGCCAACATCATCCAGATCGTGAAGGTGGGGACAAAAATAAGTTCCAAGAAATAGAACAGGCATATCGTACACTAAGTGATCCGCAACTAAAGGCCCGACACGACAATCCTAGCCCATTTGGCAGCGGGTTTAGTCAGGGAATGAATAACCAATCATTTAACTTTGAAAGTATTTTTGATATATTTGGTGCTCGATTTCAACATCCACATCAGCAACAACAGCGTAGAGCACAACATGCGGTAATGACATTATGGGTCACTCTAAGAGATGTTGCCCACGGTGGTAATAGAACTATCAGTGTAGGGACTCATCAAGGTACTACAACAGTAGAAATAGCAATACCCACAGGCATCAATGACGGTGACAGTGTACAATATTCTGGAGTTGGCCCGGGTGGTATGGATTTGGTAATCACATATAGAATACATCCAGATCCTAAATGGGTTCGACAAGGACTTACACTACAAACGGAACATACCATATCCGTTTGGGATTTGATTGTAGGGTGTGAAACACTAATTAAAGATATTCTGGGCAATAATTTAAGTTTAACTATTCCACCAGGAACACAGCCCGGAACCATATTAAGATTGCGCAGCCGCGGGTTAGCGTCCCGTAGCAGCGAAACTGGAGATTTATTGGTTAAGGTACAGGCACAAATCCCTACAGATATCCCACAAGAATTATTGGACTACATTATTCAAATTCGCAGTCAATAAATAACCATATAGCTTGCATTTAATGTCGTGATGTAGTATAATAAACAATTGGATAAACATACTTAAAGGACTCCATGCAAAACAACCCAGAAATTGAGCAGGTTCTCGAAAATGCAGTCAAACTGGCTCGAGAGCTTAAACACGAATATGTACTAACAGAACATGTTCTGTTGGCCTTAATCCAATACAATCCTTTTAGAAAATGTTTAGAAAAGTTTGGCACGGATGTTGGCATGATGGAACAAGAGTTAGAGGCATATCTGGTTAGTCTGGTAAACTTAGTCACTGACAAAGATATACAGCCAAAGAAAACTAACGCCCTTGAGCGTGTGTTTAACCGCGCACTGACACAAGTATTGTTTACCGGACGTAAATCAGTTGCTACGGCAGACTTATACATGGCCATGATGGCCGAGAATAATAGTCATGCTCATTACTTCTTACTCAAGTATGGTGTTAAAAAACAAGAATTTATGGAGTTTTGGCAGGTCAACTATAACCATTCAGATGTAGTATTGACCAATCAGCAGGCCACAGAAATACTCACCCAACATTGTACTGATCTTACTAAGTTGGCCAAAGAAGATCGTCTCGAACCAATGATTGGCCGCAGCCAAGAATTAGAAGAAATGATTGCTGTATTGGCCCGTAGATTTAAAGCCAACGTACTCATGGTTGGTGATCCCGGTGTAGGCAAAACTGCTATTATTGAAGGACTTGCTCAAGAAGTTAGTGCAGGCCGTGTACCAGACTTCCTTAAAGATCACGAAGTATGGTCACTAGAAATTGGTAGCTTACTAGCCGGTAGTAAGTATCGCGGCGAGTTTGAAGAAAAGTTTAAGGCAGTTATTACCGCATTAGAAACTAAAAAGAAATGTATTTTGTTTATCGACGAAGCTCACACTATGATGGGCGCTGGCAGCTCAAGCAACAGTACATTGGACTTTGCCAATATGTTAAAGCCAGCAATTACCAAGGGTAACTTAAAGGTTGTAGCAAGTACCACTTGGGAAGAGTATTACGAATCCTTTGAAAAGGATCGTGCGTTAATGCGTCGTTTCCATCGCGTGGCCATTGATGAGCCCACACCAGAAGTTACAGAACAAATCCTTATTGGACTTAGCCCACGTCTGGAAAAATTCCACGATGTATTAATTGACACCGATGCTATTATAGCCGCAGTAGAATTGTCAGGCCGTTATATCCATGATCGTAAAAATCCAGATAAAAGTATTGACTTAATTGATGGTGCTTGTGCTAGAGAGCGTGTTAAAGATCTAGGTAATGTTACTGTAAACCGAGATATGATCATGGCACAGTTAAGTCGTGTAACTGATGTACCGTTAGATCGTCTGCAAAATGAACGCAGTGCCAATATTATTGAGTTAGAAAGCAATATCAAACAAAAACTCTATGGTCAAGATGCCGCAATAGACACAGTGTTAGATCGTGTGTACATTAATTTCTCAGGTATTGGCAACCAAAAGCGTCCTATTGCCAGCTTCCTATTCCTTGGACCCACAGGTACTGGTAAAACAGAACTTGCCAAATTGCTAGCAGAAAATCTCGATATGAAATTGCTCAAGTATGATATGAGTGAATACCAAGAGCGTCATACAGTCAGTAGTTTAATTGGTGCTCCTCCTGGCTATGTAGGCTTTGAAGATGGTAACATCGGCGGCGGCAAGCTAATCTCCGACGTTAGTAAAAATCCATTTAGCATATTACTATTTGACGAAATTGAAAAGGCACATCCAGATGTTATTAATATCATGCTACAAATGCTCGACGAAGCTCGCATTACCAGTAGCAACGGTAAGACAGTAGATCTTAAAAATTGTATTATTATCATGACCAGTAACTTAGGTGCCCGTGACAACGAAAGTAACAATATTGGATTTGGTCAAGATCTAGAAAAGACCGGCAGTGAGGACAAGGCAATGAAAGAGTTTTTCAAACCAGAACTACGCAATCGTATTGACCAGGTTTGTAAGTTTGTTAAACTTGATACTCTAGCTGTTAAGAAGGTTGTTATTAAGTTTGTAGACGAGTTAAAATTTAATCTAGCAGAGAAAAACATCCGGTTAACCTTAGCCGAGCCAGTCATTGATATGTTAGCCGATAAGGGCTACGATAATAAGATGGGTGCTCGTCCACTAAGTCGTAAAATTGATGAGTTGATTCGTGTTCCGTTAAGTAAGCGTATACTATTTGACCGACTGGAAGATTGTACTATCCACGCTGTTATGAAAGACGACAAGATTGAGTTCGTCACGGATGAATCAGTGATGCAACCTGTGGTTGACGAAGAAGGATACATAGTACTTGACCAAATCAATCCAACAATTTAAGCTCGTTATTAAAGATCGATTATTTTATAATCGATATGAGTATGCCGTTGGGTTTCATTTAGATGAAGTTAGTTGTCTAAGAGAACTTAACCATACTCATATCGATCGTATGATTGAGCGGCGAATTGCTTGGCGGGATATAGCCCAGCAGAGAACCAGTGGCAAGTCTACCCTAGTAGGGCATACTATACTGACCCGTAGACATAAAGAAATCACAGGTACCACCGTTAGCAATTTACATCAATTAACCGAGCAGCTTTTAACTACATCTGCAGATTTTAAATTAGTTGTTAGTGTAAATACTGCCCATGTTTATACTAACGACTTAACCTTAATTAATCAGGTCAGTGATTTGCCAGGGCTAACACAAAAAGAGTATAACCGAGCAGTTGTTGGTCGCCCACCGAATACCATTCAATTAAAGAATCCAACCCACAAGTTCCGTAGCTATTTTAAAATGATTAAATTAACAGATGATCAAAAAACTCATTTAATAAACTTCTTAGCAAATCAACCCGCTGCTAGGATTAGCCCAGCATTAGTCTCATGGTTAAAAAGTCCATTACGCAGAACACAGGACTATTTTTTTATTGATCACGACACTATGAGTTGGTTAACCATGCTGAGTTTAGTGCTACCTGGGTTAATAAGAAAAACTATGCAGATAATCCCGGCTAAATAATAAACTATGGCAAAGATAAACGAACAAACACTAGTAATCACGGTTAGCCAATTGGTTAAAGACGATGCTCCTACACAAGAACTATTAAGTGCAGATGTTGTGGCACAGTTAGAAGCAGTAGTAGCTGAATTAGCTGGTGCTGGCACCTTGGTTGAAATCAAACAAGCATGAACTCGTACACAAGTTTAGCGTTATTACCGCTGACAGTATACGGAACCCCGTCGGGGAATTATGACGGGGCCAATACTACATTTGTAGGCAATTCTATTCCAGCGGCAAATTATTATGCAGGGCAAGGTACTATTCAAACACTAACTTATACTCTTGATGGATTAGTGGCTGTAATTACTATTCAAGCTACACTGGAGAATGATACTCCGCAGGCTGCATGGTTTGACATTGATTCATATGGTAATGCGTCAATACCTACTACTTCTACCTATGCTAATTCCGTTATTGGAAATTTTTCACATCTAAGAGCTGTGGTAACTGACTTTACCGCTGGAAATATCACTTCCGTTACCGCCGCATATTAATTAAAAGATAATTATGACAAGCACAGCACTAATATCGTGTAGTATCAACACCACTGACTCGGCTAAGTTAGGCATAGAAGTTTGGTTAAATGATCAACAAATTTTAAATCAAGAGCATGTAGCAGAATTAATAGAATTTAAATATGAGTTCCCTGACGATGATGCTGAACATGAATTGCGGTTTGTAATGAAACATAAAACCACAGAACACACAAAAATTGATGAACAAGGTATTATTGTGACAGATGCCTGTTTAACTGTATCTAAATTAGCATTTGATGAAATCGAACTAAAGCAGATCTTTATCGACCAGGCGGTATACACCCACGATTTTAACGGAACACAAACAGAAATTCAAGATAAATTCTACGGTAATATGGGTTGTAATGGTACAGTAAGTCTTAAATTTTCTACACCAATATACCTGTGGCTGTTGGAGAACATGTAACGCTAAATATGTTACAATGAACTATCTCGTAATTTATCCAGGTCGCTTTCACCCTTTCCATCGCGGACATCTGGCTAGCTACGAATATCTAACTAAAAAATACGGTCCTGAAAATGTGTACATTGCTACTAGTGATGTGCAAGC